CGCCAGCGACTTTGAGAGCACCCCGATCGGGTTAGCGCAGCGCTGGGGCACCGAAATCAAGGCAGCCGAGCAAGAGCTCACAAAGTTTCACGACGACGCGACCAGGATCACGCACCGGTTCTTGGACAAGCGCGACGACTGGGGCAAGGACGAGTCCCGCGTGAACCTTTTTTGGTCCACGACCAAGGTTTTGATGTCGATGCTGTACGCCAGGCCACCCAAGGCCGACGTCTCAAGGACCTTCCAGGACTACGAAGACGACGTCGCGCGCGTCGCGGGCACGATGCTGCAGCGATTGCTCAACCGCGGCTTTAATGAGGACGTCAGCCAGTGGGACGCGTCAGTGCGCCAGGGCATCGAGGACTGGCTGGTGGTCGGGCTGGGCCAGATCTGGCTGAGGTATGAGGTCGAAACCGAGCCCTACACGATCCCGGCACAGATCGACCCGATGACGGGCATGGAGCTCGCCCCTGCGCAGGAGGCCGAACAGATTGTCGAAGAAGACGCCCCGTGCGACTACATCCACTGGCGTGACTTTTTCTGGTCGCCGGCGCGCACCTGGGCCGAGGTCCGCTGGGTCGCCAGGCGTGTCTACATGACCAAGGACCAGCTCATCGAGCGCTTTGGCGAGGAGATCGCCAACGTGGTGCCGCTGGGCAAATCAGGGCCCAAGGACACCCGCGACGACTCCCCGAAATACGACCCTTGGAACAAGGCCCAGGTGTTTGAGATCTGGTGCAAGGAGAACAAGAAGGTCTACTGGTACGCCGACGGCGCAGACGTCATTCTGGACGTCAAGGACGACCCGCTGCAGCTGGAAAGATTTTTCCCGTGCCCCAAGCCGGTCGCGGCCAATGTGACCAGCTCCAACTTCATGCCCCGGGCTGACTACATATTCGCCCAGGACCAGTTCAACGAGCTCGATGAGATCAACACGCGGATCACCTGGCTGACCCGCGCGGCCAAGGTGGTGGGCGTCTACGACAAAAGCGCCGAGGGCATCCAGCGCGTCTTCAACCAGGGCACCGAGAACCAGCTGATCCCGGTCGATAACTGGGCACTGTTTGCTGAGCGCGGCGGGATCAAGGGTCAGGTGGACTGGGTACCGATCGAGGCCGTGGTCAACGCGATCAACCAGCTGCGCCAGTACCGCCAAGACAAGGTGATGCAGATCTACGAGGTCCTGGGCATCTCCGACGTGATGCGCGGCAGCTCCAGGGCCAGCGAGACGGCCACGGCGCAGCAGATCAAGGCCCAATTTGGTAGCACCCGCATCCAGCTGATGCAGTTCTATATCGCTGAGTGGATCAGTGACGCCCTGCGCATCAAGGCCGAGATCATCTGCAAGCACTGGCAACCGGAAACCATTATCAAGCGCAGCAACATCGAGCGCACCCCCGACGCGCAGCTGGCGATGCAGGCCATCCAGTTGCTGAAGGACGAGGAGATGGCCGAGTACCGGATCAACGTCGAGGCCGACTCGATGGCCGCGCTTGACTGGGCCGCCGAGCGCGACGCCGCGGTGCAGTTCATGCAGGGCCTGGGCGCTTTTATCAGCCAGGTCGCACCGATGGCCCAGCAAGTACCAGGTGCCGCGCCCGTGTTGCTGAGTCTGCTGCAGTGGAGCGTGAGCAAGTTCCGCGTCAGCACTCAGATCGAGTCGATCCTTGACCAGGCCATCAGCGGGCTCAAACAGCAAGGCATCCAGCCCCCGGGCCCGAGCCCCTTGCAGGAGGCCGAGGTTGCCGAGAAGCAGGCCGGCGCCAAGGAGCGGATGGCCAAGGCGGCCAACACTGAGATGGACGCACGTATGAAGGCGCTGCAAATGGGGATGATGCAACCGCAGCCTGAGCTGCCCCCGGCAGCGCCGCAAATGCCGCCCGTGCAGGGCTCAATGCCACCAATGCAGTGAGGAGAACATGGAACCGCAAGACCTGATCGACGCCCTGCGCAACAGGGCACGCAAGTTTGTGTCTTTGGACACGCCGCAGGACTCCGATTTGGCCGACCTGGCGATCGACATCGGCGCAGGCTTTTTGCCTGTCATCGGCACCGCGCAGGCCGGCCGTGACTTTGAGCGCGCCAGGCGCGAAGACGACATGCTGGGCATGGCGCTTTCAAGTCTCGGAGCGCTGCCCGTCATTGGCGGTGTGACGCAAGGTGTTAATCGAGCTCGCAAAGCTAAAAAAGCCGTCGGCACGGTGTTTGACAACGTAACCGACTACGACGAGGCGTTGCAAATGGCGTTGCGCGGCGAACACTTAAAGCGCACGCCGACTGGCAAATACGTTGGTGCCCCCGAAGACGTTGATAGCCCGCAAAAGCTTGCTCGCAACCGCATGAACGCGTCGCGCAAAGTTGAGGCGGGAGCGTTTAACGCCAACTGGTACGACCGCGCGCGCGACGCGGCAGGCGACGTGTCGGGATATTCGCCCGCTGTGCATGGCTACGGCACGCAAACGCCAGAAGCGCGCATGGCGAGCTTGTTTGCGCGAAGCGGCGCCGCGTACAGCCCGCAGGCCACGCCTGAAATGGAAATTGGCGCGATGCTCAGGCAGCATAACGCTAAGGTTCTTCGTGGCGAAGATGTGACGCCGCGCACCGGCGCGCAGGCGCGTAATGTTGCCAGGGCCTATGCGCCTGACCCGGCGGGCGGTTACGTTATTGATCCATCCAAGATTCGCCTGGGTAAAAAAACCGGACCGTATGGCGATGCAAAAGATCCAACGATCCCGCCGGAGGCGCTTTATAAAACCGCTAACGACATCTGGCACGGCCGAGTAATGGGATATGGCGACGACTTTAGCCGCGGCTTTACACCACAAGAGCATGGCTTTTTGACGGGTGAAAACCTAGTGTTGGCCAATGACGCGCAACGTCGAGGTTTTGGCGCCAATGTGCTGCCCGAAGGATATCAATGGAACCCCAGGTCGGCTCAGGCCTCGACTTGGGGGGCGCAGCGATTGGCTTCGTATCAAAAGGAGTACGACAATGCCGTGCGTAAAGCGTTACGTGAAGGCAAAAAGCCGCCGCCAGCGCCTACGCAAGAACAGCTGCTTGCCCGAGCAAGTTACGGAATCGACAGTGCGGTGCCGCGCTACACGGCTAACGACACGTTTGAGTTTGTCACCGGTGAAAATACCGGGCATTTGGCTGGGCTCAATCGAGCCGACGACGCCACCCGGCGCGCGTACACGGACGACATGGGCGAAGCGTATTTGCGCACGCCAAGCGGCGCTATGCGCGACCCAATTTACGATTCATTTCAAATGTTTCAGCGTAATGCATTACCCACCGAGGGCGTTTACGTAAACAGCGCCGGCGTCGTTGAGCGCAACCCTGGTTTTACTTCCCGCCCGCTTGTGGCACTGCGCTCTTCCGATCTTGGCGTAACAGCAAAAGGAAAGCCACGCCGCGGAGGCCCAGAAACGGTTCCTGAAGACGAAAACGCCATGCGTGCTGCTGGACAGTTGAGAGGTTTAATTACAGCCCAAGAAGGCACCGGCAGAAACAAGTTTACGCCGGCAAACAACACGATGAAAGCCAGCGAAAAAACCGGGGTGCGCTACACGGGCAACGACTTAGATGCGGCGCGCGCAGCTTACGAAAAGCAAGGCTTAGACGTTGTTCAGGTGGGCGATGCTTTACACGTTGGAAAGTTTCCCGGCGACAACGGCAACCCAACCATGAGCGCTGCTGAAATTCAAAAACTAGCTAAAGCTGCTGAAGGCGAAGTTACGGGGAAAAGTGTCGCCGGACGTTGGGAGACGGGCCTAGAAATGGTGCCCTGGACCAAAGAACAAGGTACCGGTCAAACAACGCGGCAAGTGCTTGAAACGTTAATGAACGATCCGAAGTACTACGTTCAAGATGCGGCCAAGCGCATTGACGCCGGGCGTTTACCGAAAGCGGCCGGTGTGATGAACGAAATTGACGCCGCGCTGAGCAAAAAAACAGGCATGCCTGTGCGCGAAGACTTAATGAAATTGCGCGACATGCTGTCAAAGCAAGGTCTGCAAGGCGTCATTGATTACGTCAAGAAGACCGGCGGCGTGGGGCTGCCGGCGGTCGCTCTTGTACCGTCACTTTCTTTCCTTGCTGAACAGCAAGGCGATCGCGAGCAGTGATGGCCACGCCTGGCGAGTTGCGTTGTTCGTGCCAAAACAAACGCTCTTCGCCAGGGGTCAAGTAGTCGTAACGCGTGCAGCTACCAATCTTTTTTGCAGGCATGATTTTCTCCTTTGATGATGAGTTTATCGCAATATGACCAAAAAACGCTACATCCAAAGCAAAGAACCGCCTTTTGAGTTGATCGAAGTGAGCGACGACTACCAGCCAGCGCTCGCGACCGACTCCGGCGCCCTGTGGGGCGATTCGTCCTACGACGGGATGCGCGCCACGGACGGCACCGACATTAGCACCAGGTCCAAGCACCGTGAGTACATGCGGACCAACAACTTGACCACGATGGACGACTTTAAGGACACCTGGGCGAAATCCCAAGCCCAGCGTGAGCAGTACCGGCAGCACGGTGGCACGTTTTCTCGACGCGACGTAGAGCGCGCAATTCATCAACTCCAAAACAGGCGATAAGCATGGACCAACCCACGACACTACGCGACGCCATCGAGGCCGCAATCGATACTCCCGAAGCAAGTCAAGCAGCACCGGTTGTATCGGAAAACACGCCCGCGCCGGCATCGGGTCCCGCGCCAGCGGCAGCACCTGGTGAGTCGGCCGTAGCAGGCGGCGCCGACCTCAACGCCCTGGCCGAGGGCGACACGACCGAAAAGACGGCCGCCGAGCGGGCCCGTGATGAGCAGGGCAAGTTCAAGAAGGCCGAAAAGGCCGAAGGCATCCAGCCTGGTCCCAAGTCGGGACCCAAGCCCCAGGGCGAGCGTGCGCCGGCGTCCTGGCGCCCCGAGGTGCGCGAGCACTGGGGCCAGCTGCCCGAGCCGGTGCGCGCCGAGGTCGTTCGCCGCGAGGTCGAGGTGCAGCGCACCCTGCAGGAGTCGGCCGAGGCCCGCAAGGCCTACGACGCGGTGATGCGGACCATCCAGCCTTACGAGGCCTTTATCAAGGCCGAGAACAGCAACCCGTTGCAGGCAATCGACAACCTGATGAGCACCGCGGCCAGGCTGCGCACGGGCACCGCGCCAGAGCTCGCCCACATGGTCGCCGGGATCGTCAAGCAGTTCGGCGTCGGCCGGTTTGGCAATACGTTCATCGAGCAGCTGGACTCGGCCCTGGCCGGCCAGCAGGTCCAGGCCGACCCGCAGCAGATGGCACTGCAGCAGGCCCTTGACCAGCGCCTGGCGCCGGTTCAGCAGATGCTGAGTCAGTTTCAGCAGGCCCAGCTAATGCAGCAAGAACGCGTGGCCCAAGAGGCCCAAGGTGCGGTGGCGCAGTTTCTTGAGCGTGCCGAGTTTGGCAACGACGTGCGCGAGCAGATGGCCGACTTGCTTGAGGTCGCGCAGCGCCGCGGCCAGCCAATGACCCTGAAGGATGCCTACAAGGCCGCTTGCATGGCCAACGACCGGGTGCGGGCGGTGCTGGCGCAACGCGCCAAGGCCAAGCAGGCGCAGGTCGGCACCGCGGCCGCGCAAAAGGCCAGGTCGGCAGCGGTGCAGGTTTCAGGCGCCGCACCGATGGGGGCGCTCAAGCAAGACGCCACCGACGTGCGCTCGGCCATTGAGGCCGCCATTGCGATGT